TAGGTGTCATGAGTAGAGATACTTTCTACATGATCGTCAACAATGATATATTCTAGGAACTCATATCGATTATTTGTAGTATCATGAACCTGAACTAAGAAGTGTGCCGCATCATATCTATCGGTACTTGCTGAAATATGACTTGGATAGGATCCAATGACGTTCTCTGTAGGTGAACCAGAAGCAGAAATACTAGTAATTTTAGATTCAATTCTGGCATGTTTCATGTCAGTGAATGACGTTCCAGTTGATACTGAAGATAAACCGACAACCATTGTATTAACAACTGCTGTAGTTCCAATTCCTGCTGATGGATTAAAATCAACTTTTATCTGACCACCAGAAAGGTAAGCAGTATAAGTTCCGAATCCTGTTGCAGATAAAGGACTATTATTTGTAGTCAGTTTACCAAACTCTAAAATAGAAACATTAGTTCCATCATGAACAATATTTAATTCTTGTGCTTCAAATTCATTTAAGTTAAACGTAGATGTTGAACCAAAAGAAACGTTTGATACATCTGGAGCAATAGTAATGAGAACTTTAGCAGAGTGATAAGTATCACCAATACTTACAATAGTTTCCGATGTACCTGAATTTACGACAACACTTTCTGAATCTATTATAGATCCTCCAATAACAGTGCTACCAGTGCTCAAGAGATTATCATTTAAATTATATGAAATCGCTGTGATATCATAATCATTCACCGATGATCTAGTTGGATAGAATTGAAGTTGTCCTTCATTGCCAGAAATAGCAAAGTCAAAAGATCCCTGG